AAAAATTAATCTTTGTAAAGAAAGATTTCAAGGATGTAGCTGCCGGTTATAAAGAGAAGATGAAAGAGATTGAGAGCGAAATTAAAGCTATTGTTGAAGAAACAAGTTCACTTCCATTGGCATCTTCCAAAGATATTGAAGGTGATGATGAATGATTTAATTTATGACTGGTTATCATAAATTTTTACATTAAAACCAAAGTAATAACAATTAAACTATATAGTTAATATGTCTAAAAAGACTAATAAAAAAGAAAACGGTACCGAAAGTAATGTAACTACAGAACAGAAATTTTATGTTGTTACACGAAGTGGGTTGAGAGTAAGTGAGTTAGTATATGCTAATAAGAATGATGCTAAGACTGAATTTGATCATTGGTCTGGTATTGTTAAAAAGTGGCCGGATGGTACTAAAATTGAGTTAGTTGAATACAACGAAACTCGTCATAAAGTATTATAATTTAATAAAATAGTAAATTGATGTAACGCTATTAAAATAACTTTAATAGCGTTTTTTGTTTTTTGTAACAATGTTTTTGATATTTATATTCGTATGCCAAAAGCATCCAAACATAAATTATACTCGTTACCTTCCAATTTCAATGAAATGAATAAGTTCATTGAAGTCAATAAAATTCAAATGATGGAACATATTGTTGCATCAATAGAATATGCAATTGATAAAAAGTTAAGTTTTGTTGAAATATTTAGTTTTAAGAATTCTGACTTTGTTGTTACATTACCAAAGAATCAATTCAAAGAAAATTTGGATAATGTTTACAATTACTATATTGAAAAGGAACAATATGAGTTATGTATAAGGGTTAAAACGGTTGAGAACAAATTAAATTCTATCTTAAATAAGATTACTCATGAAAAAAAAGAAAAACCTTCAAAAAAGCAAAAATGATAGTTCAAACAATAATAACAATGTTGAATATCAAAATAATGAACCCAAAAATGATACAAGCCCTATCGTCTATCAAAGAACAAAATTAAAACATGAGTTATCAATATTTGAACGAGAATTAACAGAAAAACAAAAAGAATTTTTAAATATAGCTTTAAACAAAGATACCAAAATGGTATTTGTTAGTGGTCCTGCGGGTTCTAGTAAAACATATATCACTATATATTCTGCATTAAAATTATTAAATCAAAAGAAAGTAAGTGATTTACTTTATATCAGAAGTGCTGTAGAAAGCGCAGATAGCAAAATTGGATTTTTGCCAGGTGAAGCCGATGAAAAAATGGCTCCATATATTCAACCACTGTTGGAAAAATTGGCGGAATTGTTGCCAAAAAGAGACATTGATAGTCTACAAAAGGAAGATCGTTTAGATAGTATTCCTCTTGGATTTTTGAGAGGATTAAACTGGAATGCTAAATGTATTGTTGCTGATGAAGCACAAAACATGACTGTAAAAGAAATAACAACATTGATTACAAGAGTAGGTGAATTCAGTAAAGTATTTATATTAGGAGATCCAGATCAAAGCGATATTAATGGTAAAAGTGGTTTTACTAAGATAATGAATGCTTTTGACGATGATGAAAGTAAAGAAAATGGTATTTATACATTTAAATTTACTGAAGAAGACATTGTTAGAAGTACTTTGGTAAAATATATTGTTAAAAAATTAAAAAATGTTAAACCACAATGATATATATATCTATTAAAGATATATGTCCAATAGTAAGAAAATTACTGATTTAGCTGCTTATACTGATTCACAAGTTCAATCAAATGACTTGTTGTTTATTACAGATATTGCTGCGCAAGAAACTAAAAAAATTACTGCAATAGATATTGCGGACTATGCATTTAATGCAAAGTCTGCATCTATTTATAATGGTAACTATACTGGTAGTTTTACAGGTTCATTTACTGGCAGTTTTAAAGGTGATTTAAATGGTACTAGTAGTTGGGCAAATAGGGCTTTAGTTGCAGATTCAGTGACGGGTGGATCGGGAGAAGCCAATACTGCATCAAATACTGGTTCTGCAGGGATTGGTGTGTTTTTTGCAAAAAACGGAGTAGATTTATCATTTAAAAAAATTAGAGGATCTACTAATATATCAGTAGTTGATAATTCAATAACTAATACAATAGATGTAGATATATTAGGAAATACTAACATTGGTCCTGGGGGTCCAGTAGGATCAGTACAATTTAATTCTGCTGCAGGAACATTTGGTGGAAATTCAAATCTTTCATGGGATATAAATAATAATAATAAATTATCAGTTGTAGGTGGAATATCCGCTACATCTTTTACATCCAGTATTTCTAATGCAATTGGTTTTGTAGGAACTGCTAGTTACTCTTCTGCTTCATTAAGTTCAAGTTATGCTTTAACATCCAGTTATTCAGTCAGTTCTTCAAATGCTATTTCTAGTAGTTATGCAAATGTTGCTTCAAGTTTGGTTGGTGGGATTGGAGCTAGTGTAGTTAGTGTTTTAAACAATGGTGGGACTTATTATAGTTTTCCAATATATTCAGCTGGATATACAAGTGATACAAGTTATATTACTATTAATCATGGTCTTGGAAGAATACCATATATGTTTAAAGTAGTTGCAGTTTGTGTAAATGCGGGAGGAGCTACATCAAGAAGAGCTTCTGACGGAACATATGTAGCTGATTACAATTATTTAGACGAAATTGAACTTACTAATTTTCTAGATGATGATGGAAATGAAGGTTTAAATCAAGATACACATATTCCATTTAGTATAACTGCTGATTCTAATTCCATTTATATAAATAATCATTATTGGAATTCTATATTAATTGTTATGTCTAAGAAGTTACCCTATGGTTATAGAATTTATACAACTTCAATTGCGCCAAGTGGTTATTTGTATATAAATGATTATTGGAAACTAAAAGCTTATGTAATATAAAAATGTATTTTTAATTTAATATGTCAACAACAAGTATAAAAATTAGTCAATTAGATCCAATACCAAATTTAACTGGTAGTGATTTTTTTCCTATTGACCAAAGTAGTTCAATAAAGACTTATAGAGCTAGTCTGACACAATTGCAAGATTTATTTTCAACTGGAAGTTTTACCGGATCTTTAACTGGTAGAATTACAGGAACAGGTACATCTCCTCAATTTGTAGGAACAAGTAGTTGGGCAATTAGTTCCAGTAGATCTATTAGTTCATCATATTCAGATTTTTCTAATAGTAGTAGTTACGCATTAAGTTCATCAAACGCATTAACTGCTAGTTATGCATTAAATTCTAGTGCTGGTACTTTGTTTGGTGCGGGAACAACTAATTATATACCTATTTGGACAAACTCCACGACATTAGGATCAACAAACGCATTTTATGCTGAAACTGGGTATTTTACATCTACACAAGATTTAAAAATACAAAAATCAAATCCTGCTTTATTTGTTACAGGTTCTAATGGAGGATATGTGGCAGTAAGAGCCGAATATAATAGTAGTTTAATGTTACAAAGTGCTCAGTCTTCATCTGGAGATTCTTGGGCATTAATTGTAAATGCAGATGGTGCTAATTCTGCACCAGGAACTCCATATGATATTAGGGGAACAATTGATTTAGTTAGTTATAGTGGATCTTCACAATTTGTATCAAAACAAGTTACTGGTGAATCTACGCCTGTATCTTATGTAATGTCGTCAAGATCCAATGGATTATATTTTTGGCCTCAAAAAGGAGCACAATCTTTATCTAGAGATGGTACATTTAATATAGGTGCATCACCATCTACAATTAATACCAGTTCACGATTTACAATTGAAGTATTTAGTGGCAGTAGTGCATCAAATCCACAAACATATCATTTACATAAAGCAATTGAAGTAACATATGGAAGTTCAAGTTTGACCACAACTTTTTGTGTAAGTAGTAGTGGACAAGTATATTCAACTGGATATAATGTAATTACTAGTTCAAATTTCGCATATACAAGTTCTCTTAAATCTGGCAGTTTTGCCGTAATAGAAGATAATAGTATAATGTTTTTATTTGCTAGAAGTGCAAATGGTACATTGAGATCCGCAAGTTTAGCATAAAATGAGTTATAAAATATTTGTTCAAATAGCGAGTTATAGAGATCCCGAATTAATTCCAACAGTTTTAGACTTAGTTGAAAAAGCTAAGAATCCAGAATTTTTGAGAATTGTTGTTGCTTGGCAACATGATGATAATGAAACATTGGAACCCATTAAACATTTAATTGAATATATTGATATTCCATATGTTGAAAGCAAAGGTGTATGTTGGGCGAGGAATTTAATTCAACAAAAATATAACGGTGAAGAATATACACTTCAATTAGATTCACATCATAGATTTATCCAAAATTGGGATGAACAATTGATTGAAATGTATAATCAATGTAAGGAAATGGGAAGTGAAAAACCATTAATCACTGGGTATTTACCACATTATGATCCTGATAAAGAAGAATTTTTACAAGAAGTTTGGAAAATGAATCTGGAAAAGTTTATGGAAGACGGTCCAATGTTTTTTATTCCCGAACCATTAACTGAAACATATGATAATCCAATACCGTCAAGATTTTATAGCGGACATTTTGCTTTTACAGACGGTGAATTTAGTAAATTGGTACAACACGATCCAAGTTATTATTTTTACGGTGAAGAAACTAATATTGGTGTAAGAGCATACACCTATGGATATGATTTATACCATCCAAATAAAATTGTTGCATGGCATTATTATACAAGAGAAAAAAGGCCAAAACATTGGGATGATCATATTATAGAAGGAAGTGATTGGAGTAAATTGGACAATGATTCTACAAATAGACACAAAAAATTATTTGGTATGGATGGTTTTGATAAATTGATTGATTCAATTTATAATTTTGGAAATGTAAGAACGATTGAAGATTACGAAACATATGCTGGCATACGATTTAAAGATCGTTATATAAGTGAATATACACAAAATAATTTTTTGCCACCCAATCCAATTGAATAAATTTTTTTGTATTTTTCTTAAAAAGTCAATATATATAAGTTAGATGACTAAAACAGTTATCCTTGTATGTCCCAAAAGGAATACATGAAAATGGGTCTATAATAGACCATTTAAGAAAGGAAAAATATATATGTCAGTAGTAAAATATCAAAATAATCCGTTATTTCGTGCAGTTCATCGTGATGAGTTTTTAACTCCATTTGATCAAATTTTCGATGAATTTTTCAAAGCAAATGCTCCTTCTTTTAGTCAAGACTTTGGTGCAGACTTTTTTGAAAAGGGGTCATATCCAAGAGTAGATGTTATTGACTATAGTGATAAAGTTGTTATAGAAGCCGAAGTTCCAGGTTTAAGTAAACAAGATGTAAATGTTGAAGTGGAACAGAATGTACTTACAGTTAGTGGTGGAAAAAGCAAAAATGTTACAGATTCACAAGGTGGAAAGTATATTAGACGAGAATTGAAACGATCTAGTTTTCGTAGATCATTTACTTTGGGAGATAATATAGAAAAAGATACTGTATCCGCTACATTTGAAAACGGTATTCTATTAATTACTCTCAATAAAGTAAAACCTGCGACACCCGAAGTAAGAAAAGTTACGATTAAGTAACTGGTTATATATTTATTATATACCCTCTATTGTTATAAACAGTAGAGGGTTTTTTCTTTTTTGACTATATATACAGTATGAAAACACAATTTACCTTTGAAAGAATAGTAGGCTTATCCTCGTTATTTATAGCGAGTTGCGCTGCATTTTTTAGTATAATTGGTATAGGTATGTTGTTTAGTGGATCGGCAATAGCATCTATGATTATGGCTAGTTCACTTGAAATTGGTAAATTGGTTGCTACTACATTTTTATATAGATACTGGAAAAGATCACAATTGTTATTAAAGACATATCTTATTTTGGCAGTTATTGCATTGATGTTTATTACATCTTTAGGTATTTTTGGTTATTTAACATCTGCATATCAACAATCTGCAATTGAAAATAAATTGAGTGAAGAAAAAATTGTTTATATACAAGACCAAAAAAAGATGTACAGTGATAAAATAAGTGATGCGAAGAAAAGAATTGAAAACATCAGTAAATTAAGAGTTAGTCAAGAAGAAAGATTGAATGAAAGTATGACCAATGTAATCATCAGTCGTAACCCAATTCAACTAGCACAAATACAACAATCAACAAAAGAGTTTATTGATAAGAGTGAAAAGGACATAGATACTGAAAATAATAAAATCCAGACAACTGTTGATGAAATACAAAAATTGGATAAACAAATATCAGATATTAAGATAAAAAGTGGTGGTCAAAAAGATTTACAAACATTTAAATTTGTAGCGGATGAATTTGGTGTAGATATAAATAAAGTAGTTAAATGGTTTATTATTTGTCTTATATCAGTATTTGACCCACTTGCAATTTGTTTATTATTAGCTTATAATACTACATTAGGTGATGTAATCTATGTAAAACCTACAGTTAAAGTGGAAGAAAATCCAAAGAAAGAACCAACATTAGAAGAAATTGTTGAACAAGCAAAAGAAGAAGCTACACAAGAAGTTAAAGATGGTCAAATAATAAAAGAAATTATTAAAGAAGTTCCTGTTCATATTGAAAAAGAAGTAATAAAAGAAGTACCTGTAGAAAAGGAAGTAATAAAAGAAGTGGTGGTGGATAATAGTTATAAACCTAACCATTTTAGTTTTTAAATTAAAATTACTAAAATAGTAATAATTATTTGATTTTAGAAATTTTTACGATATATTTAATTATCAGTTTACTATTAAAATATTATGGATGAATTTGATATAAAAGAAGTATTGGATATTCTAAAAGAAGCAGAAAAGAACCAAGATTGGGATTTAGTGAATGAAGCAATATCATTTATGGAAGAATATCTTGATAATGAAGACGGTTCAGAATATGATTGATTTATGTTAACAATAATAATAATACTCACAGTAGTATTGACGGTTTCAATATGCGCAAACATTTATTTTTTCATTAAAATGAATGATTTATTGGATGTAATTGAAACAATGCAACAATGGAACGACCAATACAAAAATTTGGTAGAAAACACATATCGTAAATTAAAAGAAATTGATGAAAAACAAATTTTTGAAAAAGACGATGATGTTGGTTTTGTTTTTTCAGAGATAGTGAAGCTGATTGAATTAATCAAAGAAAAATCTAAATGAAAAAATCCAAGAAAAAAATGAAGGTTTTAAAAAAAAGAGATGTTAAGAAAAAAGTTGTAAAAAATCTTAATAAAAAAGTCTCCGTAAAATCAACAAAACAAAAAAAGAAAATGGTTATAAACAAAGTTAAGAAAGAAAAGAAAGTTATCCCACTTAAAAAGGAAAAAAATATTAGGAAACCAACGCCTAAGATTATTATTGAAGAACCTTATGTAGAACCAGAATCTCCCAAGAAGAAATCTACAGAAAAGATGTATTTTACTAAAGATACAGAAATGTATATTATCAAATACAATAAAGAAGAAGACCAAAATATTAGAAATGATATTTATGAAACTCATATTAAGAATGCATTTGAAAAGTTGGTAGAAAATGTATTCAACACATTCAAATTTACATATTTTGATAATAGCCCCATCGAAATTCAGAAAGAAACTGTTGCGCATTTAGTTTCTAATATGAATAAGTTTGAAGAAGGTAAAGGTAAAGCATTTAGTTATTTCAGCATTGTTGCTAAGAATTATCTTATTTTTCATAATAATGGTAATTACAAAAAATATAATCAACATGTAAATATTGCTGATACTCCAAGTGAATCTTCAGTCTGTTTACAAACTGTTGATTCACATCATAAAGATACAGAAACCAATGAATTTCTTAAATTAATGGTTGATTATTGGGAAAGAAATGTTGGCCGTATTTTTACTAAACAAAGAGATTTGAACATTGCTAATGCAGTAATAGAATTGTTTAGAAGTTGTGATAGAATTGATGCATTTAATAAAAAAGCATTGTATCTTTATATTAGAGAAATTTCATCATGTAAGACACAACAAATTACCAAAGTAATAAATAAAATGAAGAGTTACCAAAAGGTAAT